TCTGCTTTCAAGAAAATTTATTTTGATCAGGTCAAGAACAGACCTGTGTCTGAGTTTGTGCCAGTGGATCATTTCTATGTATCTTACTACGCCACTGACCTCAGAACAGCAGAGAGATACACTCACGTTATCTATCGTTCTCCAAACGATTTTAGAAAAGATGTTGTATCTGGAATGTACATAGACGCTGACATTGGAGAACCCTACGCACCAGAAGTTACTTCTATGAACCAGAAGATTGACAACATCATGGGCATCACGCCATCGTTAGAGGAGGACCCACAATATGTTTTATTGGAGCAGCACTGTAACATTGATCTTCCAGAACCATATGGCGATCCTAGTGGCGTTGCCCTACCCTATGTAGTCACAGTTGATCTAACCAGTAAACAGGTTCTTTCTATCAAGCGAAACTACAATCCTGAAGACCCAACCAGAGAGCGTATACTGCACTTTACACACTACAAGTATGTGCCGGGTTTTGCCTTCTACGGTCTAGGGTTGATTCACTTCCTAGGTAACCTGACCATGACAGCTACCACTGCCATGCGTTCTCTGGTAGACGCAGGTCAGTTTGCCAACCTCCCCGGTGGTTTCAAAGCCAGAGGTGTCAGACTTGTAGGTGACAATGAACCTATCTCTCCCGGTGAGTTTAAAGAAGTGGAGAGCACAGGTATTGACCTGACCAAGGCAATTGTACCGCTCCCTTATAAAGAACCGTCAGGCACACTCCTCCAGATGCTACAGTTTGTTGTACAAGCTGGTCAGAAGTTTGCTGACTCCACAGAAAACATTATCAAAGACTCAGCCAACTACGGTCCTGTGGGAACCACCATGGCACTTCTAGACGCATCGTCTAAGTTCTCCACGGCTATACACAAAAGAATGCACAAGTCGCAGAAGGACGAGTTTGACATTCTGGCCAGAATTAATTTTGAGTCACTCCCGCCTGCATATCCCTACGAAGTTGTAGGAGGAGACCAGCAGGTATTTAAGGATGACTTTGACGGCAGGATTGATATCATACCTGTGTCTGATCCTAACATACCATCCTCTGCTCACAGGCTTGCCATGGGACAAATGGCAATACAACTGGCCAGCCAAACTCCTCCCGGTACATTTAACATGCCAGCCCTGTTCAGAGAAGTCCTCACCGCTGCAAACTTTCCAAACCTTGACGAGGTGCTCCCGCCAGAACAGAAGCCAGAGGCAAGAGACCCACTGGCAGATATTATGGCAGCTTCCAAGGGACAACCCATTGCAGCTTTTCCGGGGCAAAACCACGATGCTCATATACAATTCAAGAGCGCCTTTCTCAAAGACCCCGGTAACGGCGCAAACCCTATGATGCAACAGATTGTACCTATACTCAACGCCAACATCAGAGACCACATGCTGATGAAATACCAAGAGCAGATAGGTGGCATGGTCACCGGAGTTGCCACTGATGAGCAAACCAGTGACATGGTAATGGCAGAGGCAGCTGAAGCTGTGGCAAATGCAAACGCCTCGCTAGGCATAGCACAAAGCCCAGAGCAACAGATGATGAACATAGAGCAGCAGCGTCTGCAACTTGATCAACAGAAGATGCAGATGGATGCCTTGGAAAAAGCAGCTGATCTAGAAGTCAGAGCGCAAGAATCTGAAACAGCAGATAAGAAAGTTCAACTAGATACTCTTATTGACCTGAGTAAACTTTCTCTGGAAGCTGACAGAGACGCAAAGAAATCTTTGGAAGCAGCTGGTAAACTCGCGCTAGAATCTGAGAAAGCAGATACGCAGAACCAGAAAGACGCTTTAAATATGTTAATTGGCGCTGTTAAACAGGGTGGTGTAGGCTAATGAAAACTTTAGAAGAGAGAATAAAGAAACATGAAGGATATATGGTCAAACCCTATACTGACACGCTTGGCTTTCTTACAGGAGGTTATGGACATAAAATACTGCCCGGAGAAGAAATTCCAACGGATCAAGAAGGCTGGGAAAAACTTTTTCAAGAAGATTTGCAAAAAGCTAAAGACGGTGCTGACAGGCTTATCAAGAAGAATAAAGTAGAAGATTTACCTTGCAAGGCAAAAGAAATTATTATAGAAATGGTATATCAGATGGGTGAATCAGGTGTATCTAAATTTAGAAAAATGTGGAAAGCTCTTAAACAAAATCCAAAAGATTACTACGAAGCAGCAAAACAAATGATGGATTCTAGATGGGCAAAGCAGACCTATAGCAGAGCACGTAATCTTTCAGACGAGATGAGGTTACTTTGTCATGCCACTTAAACCCGGCAAATCTTCTAAGACTATCTCAGCCAATATCAAAAAACTTAGAGAAGAGGGTTACCCGCAAAAGCAAGCAGTGGCTATTGCCATGTCTAACTCTAAGAGAACAGCTAAAAGACAGTCAAAGAAAAAGAAAAGGGTCTCGCGTAGAAAATAAGTCGTATGGATATTTTTGAAGAGATCAAACAATCTTTTAGAGCAGAACAAGAGTCGCTAAAAGATTTCCTTGCAAAAGGTCAAGTAGAGGACTATAACCATTATAGACAGGTTGTAGGAACAATTTCAGGTATAGACTGGTCCTACAACAGGTTGACAGAAATTTTT